GATAAAGTTTTCTTTTTTGGCTCAGGCTTTTGAAATCCTACTAATTTCAACCCTTTAGCCGCCGGGGGTTCAGAATTATCGCCCTCTGCCTTCTCTTCCGGTGACGCCGGTTCATCAGCGGAATCCTCAACAGGAGCTTCGTTTTTTATTTGCAACTTGTCAACCATAAACTTTCTTACAATTTCCTTTAAATCCTTTTCGTTTTTGTTTTCACTACTCACAGCGCCAAAAAGCTCACCGTACCATTTGGCATACGTGGGCAAAACCTCATCGTTAAGGAACTTTTTAAACGATTTTTTATCGAGTCCCCCGTACACTGTGGCCTCTATTGACTGCCATGTAGTCTCATATATCGCCGATACTGCTGCTTCCCGGCTAACAATACCTGAAAGGCTCTTAATATTCTTCTCTTCCATGTTTTCGCCCTCTTCCTTTGTGTCAATGTCCTCAATTGCCTTTAATTCCGGTGCTTCCTCGTCGAACTCTTTATAGTGCTTGACAAGGTGATTATATACCTTTTCACGGTCAGCTTCCGGTATGCCAACTCCACCTCTCGCACCGTTAAGCGCGGCTACCGCAGCAGACAACGCTTTGAATACGGTATTGTATCCATCAGCCCGGTGATGCGGTAGTTTATAAGCGCTTTTATTCTCTGCATTTTCCTCATCATACCATGTACTCATCTTTTTCAGGTCGTCAACATCAGCCGCCTTTGTTTCATCACTTGCCGACCATTCAGCATCTTTCGGGTCAAGGTCGTAAGACTTGAAGGGAACAACAGCCTTCTTTACAATACGGAAATCAAGCGATTTTGTTGTGGCTCCCGGATTATCCGGCACTGATACCTGTGAATATTCCACAATCTCCCATTTCTTTACAAGCCGACCACCGTTTGACTTCGGGGAACTGATAAGCGGAATAAAACCAATAGAGAAATTAGGCATATATCCGTCTTTTGCTTTCAAAAACAGCCTTTTCCCTTCCTCGTCCGGGAAATACTGCGTCTTTGCAATTATGCCCTTGACTCCCTTTTCGTTCACTCCGGTGGTAATGCTCAACGGCTTTGCGATAGGCTCTCCGGCCATGCTTCCCATGCCATGCTCTTTGAGAACCACCACCTTACCGTTAATTACCATACCGTCAGCCAGCATTATATCCTTGCTGCGGTCCTCTTGCTCGGTGGAAATAAAATGCTCTATGATAAGGTTTTCCTCATCAACTGACTTTATCTCACTTGTAAATTGCTTGATTTCCTTTGGCATAATCAGCCTTCCTTTCTTTTATATCCAATCGTACAACGACAATTTATATTCTCACCGGCTATACTTCCATTTCCGGGTGCAATCATTGAATCAGCGCCCACAGCAAATTCATCATCTATCGGTATGGCGTTTCCCTCATTGTAAACCTCACCGGCTATCTTATGGCTGTCTCTTACACTGGCATCTCTTGACGGTATCCAGTATTTCTCAAACTCGTCCTTCATACCGCTTTGCTTAACCGCATCAACATCCGCACGGCTCATTGCCGCCACAGTCTCAGTCCTTGCTATCAATCCAGCCCGGTACTTATCATAGCTTGCGAACTTGTCAGCCAGCGTTTCGGATATTGTCGTTATCGGCAATCCCTCACTGAATCCGGCTATTAGTATGTCGTCAATATCGTCAAAGGTAGTCCCGGCAACCTCTTTGCTGAACATTTCCAGCCTGTCACCCAGCCACTTCTCAGCCTCACTGTCCGGCAATATCGCAAATGTAAACTCAGACTGCATCTTTACAGTTGATAAGCTATTAAGCCGATTCTGCCCGGATTTTAGCATGATTTCACGTATATACGGCCCGGCAAGCTCTTTTAATACCGCAATTTCTTCCGATATGTCAATGTTCATATCATCAAGGTTATCCTTCTTTATCCACTCATCCCGTTTCTTTTTGCTCCACCCATTCAACTGCCCGGACTTTCTCGCCGCCAGCTTCTCAAACTTTGCCATTATCTCACTCTTTACATCAGAGAAATATCCCTGCATTGCCTGTTTAAGCGGTATCTCGTATTCCTCTTGAAGCCCAACAAACTGCTTCCAGATAATATCATCATTGACCGACTTGGTCTCAATTATACCGCTTGACTTTTCGGAGTCTTTATCAGGCGCATCCCCCTTCTTCTGCCCCGGCTGAATCACGTTGAACGGAAGCCACGGCCTATCCCCCCAGTCAACAGGCTCAAGACCACTTCTGTTTCGCTCCTCGTTTATCGTAGTATATCCAGACTGCAAATTATCAATACGCTCCCTTAGAACAATTTCCCTGTCCTCATTTGAGGGCAGATCAAAGTCAGCCGTCAACCTGTCATCATATATCGGAAGGAGGAAATTCTCAAGATACTCCTCAATAAGCATCGAGCGCGGTTTAATCGTTTCCTGATAATATGTTTTATCCAGCGCCTCCATGTTCGCCCGGTTTACATCCTTGACAAGGCCAAGCTTACCCGCGGGCATTCCAAACCCGGAAAGCAGTTTATCTCTTGTAAACTCACTTATCTCCTCAAGCATTAACTCTTTTGCGGTCATACCCACCGGCTTGTCAATCTTCAATCCAGAATGCAACACCATGGGCTTTCCTGCCTTGGAAGCGCCCTTAAACTCATTATTAATATGCTGGACAAACGTACTGATTTTATCTGCACTTATCTGTTTATCGGTCGTAAATATCACTCCGGGAAGCGTTTTGTTCTTATACAGCTTATACTGCTGCTGCATGAGATAGTTTTCGATGTCATACGGATATGATTGAGCAATCAGCGGACTCATACCCTTAAACGGATTCTCCGGATTAGGATACCGCATGAATATTATTTCATCAGGGTCAAAAAAAGTCGTATTCTGCCCGTTTGTGTACCTGTATCCCTTTAACACCTCTTTACTATCGGGAATAGCCGTCAGGTCGTATGTCTTATACATCGGAAGCGCCCATATTTCCGCAGGGATACGCAGGCCGTTTCTCGGTATGTACCACCCGCACTTACCGGTAAGCTCCATTTTAACCATAGTATCATACCACAGTGTAAACCGCGTACTTATCTTATTCGGTCGATTCAGCAACTCATATAACGGGTGATTCTCTACCTTTACCTTATCAATATGCTGCTGCTTGAGATATAACCGCCCCTCCCCTTTGTCAACATTGTGCTTGATGTACTGCTTTACCTGCATGCCGTCAATGTACTTTCCCTCTTTCTGATACGTGTATAGGTTCAACGGAAGAGAGGCCACAGTCTTTGCTATCTTGTCAACACAGGTATATACCCACGAACGGTACTGCTCAATAAGATACTGATACCCGGCGTCGGTAAAACGATCCCCGAATATGTCAAGTACGCTATTCATCGAACCGCCATTTACAAGCGAATCCTTTATGTTTCTCACATCGCTTATCTTTACAAGTCCGACTCTTTCGAGTATATTGTTAATAAAACTCATAGTTATATCCGCGTTTTCTTGTGATTAAAGGTAATCTGAACGCCAAAGTTAAGCCATACAGCAGCTATTTCTGTTTTGTCAATACACCTATATAACATTACGCACGGCGTTAATGCAATGATAGATTTATTATCGCTGTACTCAAATCTTATCTTCATACGGCAAATATCCCCGGCATACAGTCAACGCGGCTCGTATATGCTCCGTATCGCAATGCGTCAACTGCATGGTCTTTAAATTTCACAGGTTCATCAAGATAATTCCCCGCCTTGTCCTGCTTATGCTTATACAATCCCATCTCGTCAATCAAGTTTACAGAACGGCGGCTTATATGCTTTTTCTTGCTTCTCAGGTAGTCAATTCCGTCTTTAACACTCTTATCCGCAGGCTCACAAGTATATCCCGCCTCGTTTATCTCCTCGATCCGGGCAGGCTCAGCGCAATCAGCGTATATCACACTGCCTCTATACCGCTCCGGAATAACGCCCCCAAGCTTCTTAATCAATGCCGTATTTGTCAAGTTAGACTCGTACAGCAACTCCTTGATGTAAAGTTCATCATCATATATACCCACCATAACCAGAGCCGAGGGATTATTAAAGCCAAAATCCAGACCGAAACATACATCGTCGAACTCTTTCGGGAAAAGCTGATAAGGCATTATATCGTAATCCTTGCCAAGGTGATATATCAACCCGCCAAGAACACCCCACTCACCTTTACAATACACATCATAATAAACTTTATCCCGGTTTATCAAGTCCTCGAGCTCGTGCTTGTACTCCTCATCAATATACGGGTTATCGGTATATGTTGAACTGTCATACTTGCACCCGTCAACGTCTCCGTTAGCATAAAACCGCTCGTATAAATG